TGTAAGAAAAGAATATGAAGGATTCTTATCACCGGAAGATGTACAAAAGAAATATGAAGGTTTTTTATCACCAGAAGATGTACAGGAAAAGTACAAAGGATATTTATCTCCGGAACAGGTAATAGAAAAAGATGCAACAATCAAAAAATATGAGACGAAGTCGCGAAAAGTGCAGATTGCAATGTCAGAGGGGATTCCTTATGAACTGGCAGGAAGAATTTCGGGAGATACTGAGGAAGATATGCGAAAAGATGCAAAAACTTTGGCGGGATTTCTGAAAAAAGGAAATCCATATCCGGAATATAATCCAGAGCCGGATGGAAATAAGAAAACAAAAGAAGCAGCTATGAAAAAAATGTTAAATAACCTGAAAGGAGAATAACAATATGTCAACAAGCAGAGGAAATTTATTTGATCCAGTATTAGTAAAAGATTTAATGAGTAAAGTGAGAGGAAAATCTTCTCTTGCAAAATTATCAGGACAAACTCCGATACCATTTAATGGTCTTAAGGAGTTTGTTTTTTCGATGGACAATGAAATCGACATTGTAGCGGAAAATGGAAAGAAAACAGAAGGAGGAATGTCTTTTAATCCAGTAAAAATCATTCCTATCAAGTTCGAGTATGGGGCGAGAGTGTCGGACGAATTCCTTTACGCAACAGAGGAAGAACAATTAAATATTTTGACGGCATTTAATGATGGATTTGCGAAAAAAGTGTCAAAAGGATTTGACCTTGCGGCATTCCATGGAATCAATCCGAGAACTGGAGAAGCGTCAAGTGTAGTGGGAGAGAATCACTTTGATGGAAAAGTAACACAGAAAGTTACTTACACAAAAGGAACGCCGGATGCCAACTTGGATGCGATAATTGCAGCAGTGCAAGGAGCAGATGGAGATGTGACGGGAATGGCGCTGTCTACTACATTTGGAGCTGACATGGCAACGGTGAAAGAGAATGGAGTACGTCAGTATCCAGAATTTCGTTTTGGAGCATCGCCGGAAAGCCTTGGAGGAATGGCTACGGATGTAAATAAAACGGTATACAATGCGACTGTAAAAGATCATGCGATTGTAGGAGACTTCCAAAATGCATTTAAATGGGGATTTTCGAAAGAAATTCCACTGGAGATCATAAAGTATGGAGATCCGGATAATTCGGGAAAAGACTTAAAAGGATACAATCAAGTATACATCCGTGCGGAGGTATATCTTGGTTGGGGAATCTTGGTCCCTGAGTACTTTGGAAGAATTGTGGAGGAATAATGAAATACAAAAATGAAAAAACTGGAGCTGTGATTGAAATTGACAGTGTGTTATCTGGTGGTGATTGGAAGGAAGTAAAAACTCCTTCCAAATCATTAGAGAAAAAGGCTGGTGAAAAAGATGGAACCATTTGCGAAAACGAGTGATCTTATTGAGCTTTGGAGACCTTTTAAATGCGACGAGGAAGAATGCAGAGCAGAAAAATTGTTGAAGATTGTATCAGATTGCCTAAGAGAAGAAGCGGACAGAGTTGGAAAGGACCTGGACGAAATCATTTCGAAAAAACCGTTTTTTGAGAGTGTAGTGAAATCCGTAACCGTAGATGTCGTGGCAAGAACATTGATGACATCTACAGATTCAGAGCCGTTGTCACAGGAGTCACAATCCGCATTGGGATACAACTGGTCAGGCACCTATCTTGTACCGGGAGGCGGTATCTTTATAAAAAAATCGGAATTGGCAAGACTGGGACTTAAAAGACAAAGACGTGGGGTGATTGAACTGTATGGCGAGAATAGTGGGAATTACAATAACACTGATTGAAAAGATCGAAAGTGGAAAAGATGCATTTGATCATACGGTTTACTCGGAAAAACGGGTAAAAGTAGAGAATGTTCTAGTTGCGCCGGCGCAAACAACAGAAATTTTAGATACATTAAATTTGACCGGGAAAAAGGCTGTATATAATATTGCGATACCAAAAGGAGACAAACATAATTGGAAAGACAATATTGTAGAATTTTTCGGGGAGAAATGGCAGATAATAGGGTTTCCGCAGCAAGGAATCGAAGAAATTATCCCTCTCGACTGGAATCAGAAGTGGATGGTGGCGCGCTATGAGTAAGATGAAGATTACTTTAAACGGAAACGGTGTAAGAGAGTTACTAAAATCAAGGGAAATGCAGATGTTTTTAGAGGATTATGCAAAGAAAGTTTCCGGAAACGAAGGCGAGACAGAGGTATATATTGCGGAGACAAGAGCGGTAGCCAAGATAACGGGGGACGACGGAAACAATAGATTGCTGAAGGCGGTGGGAAAATCGTGATAGAAACAATTATATTAAATTATTTGAAACTCAAAATGAACTTGGAAGTGCAAATGGAAGATGAAAAAAAGCATGGAGAGTACATTTTGATTGAAAAAACAGGAAGCGGAGAGGAAAATCACATAAAAAAAGCTGTGATTGCAATCCAGTCTTTTGCGGATTCTTTATATCGTGCAGCAGAAATAAATGAAGAAGTGAAAAAAGCAATGAAAGAAATTGTAGAATTAGAAGACATCAGTAAATGCGATCTAAATACAGATTATAACTACACGGATGTAACTAGAAAAAAATACAGATATCAAGCAGTATTCGATATCACGCATTATTAAGAGAGGAGAAAAACAATGTCGGACGCAAAGAATGTAAGCGCAAGCAAACCGAAGGTCGGAGGGGCGATTTTTAGAGCGCCTCTCGGGACGGAACTTCCGAAAGATACAGAGACAGAATTAAATGCGGCTTTTAAGGAGTTAGGGTATTGTTCGGACGATGGGGTAACAAATGGGAACACGATGGAATCAGAAAACCAAAAAGCATGGGGCGGTTCTGTAGTATTAAATATGCAAACAAGCAAAGAAGACACATTTAAAATGAAATTGATTGAGGTGCTAAATGTGGAAGTTCTCAAAACGGTGCATGGAAATGAAAATGTAACGGGAACACTTGATACAGGAATTACGGTAAAGGCAAATGACAAAGAGGCAGAACAAAGCGCATGGGTAATCGACATGATTCTGAAAAATGCAGTGAAAAGAATTGTGATTCCGGCGGCAAACATAACGGAGCTGGGAGAGGTTACATACAAAGACAATGAAGCAACGGGGTACGAGATTACTTTGACGGCGGTACCGGACAAAGATGGACAGACACATTACGAGTACATCAAAGCAGCATAAGGAGGATACGATGAAAGGAAAGACAACAACGGGATTTAAATTTGAAATCCAAGAAGAAGTATTGAATGATTATGAATTACTTGAAAAAATGGTAAAAGCTGACGACGGAGACACAAGTTTGATGGTAAGAATTATTTCGGACGTACTTGGAGAAGATCAAAAGGAAAGATTGAAAGATCATGTAAGAAACGAAAGTGGGAAAGTGCCAATCGAAAGAATGATACAGGAATTTACGGAAATTCTTAAAAATAATCAAGACGGAAAAAACTCCTGATCCTCGCCCACATGATAAGCACGGATGAAGAAGCGTTAATATGTGATCTTGCAGAGACGTATCACATTTATGAGTATAGATCGCTACCTTGCAGAAAGGTGGCGATTTTTTCGTGTGGGTTGAGGAATGATTCAAGGATAAAGATGAAAATAGCACAGGTAAATATAACGCCGGAACAAATGATGTTAGCTGCTATTGCGGATAGCACACGAATGACGGCATGGCTACACACAAAAGACGCAGAAGAGGGAACAAACAGACCAAAATCACTGTTAGGAGTACTGATTGGAGAAAAAGAAGAAAAAGCGGTAATAGCGTTTGATTCAGGAGAAGAATTTAGGGAAGCGTGGAGAAGGATGACAAGGAAGGAGGTTGAATAAATGGCTACTGAAGTGGCGAAAGCATATGTGCAAATCGTGCCATCTGCAAGAGGGATAAAAGGGCAGCTTGAAAAAGAAATGAATCCGGAAGTAGAATCGGCGGGGCAGTCTGTAGGAGGAAAACTGGCAGGAGCAATAAAAGGAGTAATTGCGACGGCTGCAATTGGAAAGAGCTTATCGGCAACATTGATGGAAGGGGCTAACCTGCAGCAAAGCATCGGTGGAATTGAAACCCTATTCAAAGATAGCGCGGAAAAAGTAAAACAAAATGCGGCGAATGCATACAGAACCGCAGGAATGAGCGCAAATGAGTATATGGAATTAACGACAAGCTTCTCTGCAAGTTTGCTGAGTAGCCTTGGAAATGATACCTCAAAAGCGGCGGACATTGCGGATATGGCAATGACTGACATGTCAGACAATGCAAATAAGATGGGAACGGACATGGAACGTATCACAGATGCATATCAGGGATTTGCAAAGCAAAATTACACCATGCTTGACAACTTAAAACTTGGATACGGCGGG